GTAAGAGAAGAGGTATATCGTCAAGAGAAAGAGAATAGTTGTGACCTGTACACCTCTGTAATTAGAGAAGGTAATGAATTTGTAGTACAACAAGATGTAAAAGGAATTGTAATAGAAGAATCCAGAGGTAGATACCCAATAGAAAAGACTCCATTCCTACCACTTAGATATACAAGGATAGATGGTGAGGACTACGGCAGAGGATTTGTAGAGGAGTACATTGGAGACTTGAAGTCTTTGGAAGCTCTTACTAAAGCTATAGTAGAGGGTAGTGCAGCAGCAGCTAAGGTGTTGTTCATGGTCAATCCTAACGGTACTACTAGGGCTAAGACATTATCTGAATCTCCTAACGGTGCTATTGTACAAGGTTCTGAAGGAGATGTATCTGTTTTACAACTTAACAAGTTCAATGACTTCAGGACTGCACAGTCAGTAATGAATGGAATCAGTGATAGATTGTCACAGGCATTCCTGTTGAACAGTGGAGTAGTAAGAGATGCAGAAAGAGTAACAGCAGAGGAGATAAGGATGTTATCCCAAGAGCTTGAAGCTGCACTAGGTGGACTTTATTCTTTGTTATCTCAAGAGTTTCAAATGCCTGTAGTAACAAGGTTAATGGCTAGGATGGCTAAGGAAAATAGATTACCTAAGCTACCTAAAGACATTGTTAAACCTACTATTGTTACTGGTGTTGAAGCACTAGGACGAGGTAATGACTTACAAAAACTTGATCTATTCCTTGCTGGTGCTAATCAGATAGTTGGTCCACAAGCAGTTGCTGAATATGTTAATGTATCTGACTACTTCAAAAGAAGAGCTACTGCATTAGGTATAGAGACTGAAGGATTGATCAAGACAGAAGAAGAAATTCAACAAGCTATGCAGATGGCACAACAACAAGAGATGATGATGAAGTTAGGTCAACCTGCTGTAGCACCTGCTATCAATGCTGCACAAGAGCAGTACATGAGTAGTCAACAACAACCACAAGAAGAGTAAAGAGAGATATGGCTGAATTACACCGAGTAGAGATAAATGAAAAAGCACCACAGGAGATTGACCCTGAGTCAGAGGAGACTGTTGAATCAGTACCTGAAGAACAAACGCAACAGGATAGACCTGATTGGTTACCTGAAAAGTTTAAGAGTGCTGAGGATATGGCTAATGCCTATAGTGAACTTGAAAAGAAATTGGGAGCAGGGGCTGAACAAGAAGAAGAACAACAACCAGAAGAAGAGCAAAGTGATGAACAACAAGAGGACACCGATACAGAAAACACGGATACTAATACTGTTATTGCTGAAGCTAGTAAAGAGTTCTTTGAGAATGACGGTGTTATATCTGAAGAGACCTATAAGAATCTTGCTGAAGTTGGGCTACCGAAGGAGTTAGTAGATAGCTACGCTGCTGGTCAACAAGCATTGATGGAAAGTGAAGAAGGAAGCATCAAGGCTGTAGCAGATGGTAATTGGGATCAAATGGCAGAATGGGCATCTAACAACCTCTCACCTGAAGAGATAAATACTTTTGATGATATAGTACAGAACGGAACAGTTGACCAAGCAAAGCTTGCAGCTAAAGGACTGTACGCACAATACAAGGCAGAGAATGGAGTTGCACCTAGACTGACACAAGGTTCAGTTACTGGTTCAGCTACTATGCCTTTCAAGTCTAATCAGGAACTTGCTCGTGCAATGTCTGATCCTCGATATAAAAGTGGTGACAAAGCTTATCACGAAGAGATTGACAGACGCATCGCAGTAAGTAACAATTACCTTTAATATTAGTTTTGCTCGTAGAAAAGCCTTGGACTCCACTTATTTTTCTCCCAGTTTTTTGGTTGCTGGTTTTTTTAGGTGGATGTTCCAAGGCTACTTTCTACCCACTAGCTGGTAGTGTAGGCGGAGCAACTGTAGGTGCGTTAGGTGGTCCTGGTCCTGCCGCTGGCGGTGCTGCTCTAGGATGGGGAGTAGGAAAAGGAGCACAGTTAATGGAGGAAAACCAAGGACTAGCTAATAAGGCTAAGGCTTTATCTGAAGGAGATGTACAGAAACTTGTACAATTACAACTAGATGAAAAGATGGATGATGGATTCTTTGATTCTATGTTAGACGAAGTGTATGGATTCTTGAAACTATGTCTAGTAGGTGTTATCCTTTGGAATGTAGTGCCTATAATCTACACTAGATATGTACACAATAAAGCTAAGAATAAATGAAAAAACTATTAGATAAATACAATTCACTAACAAAGAAGGAAAAGGCTATTGTCTTGACTGTTCTTTGCTTAGGTGGAATTATTATATTAAATTCACTTTGAATAGACAATTAGTATAACTAATGTCAAGACCCACTGCGGTGGACAATCTCGAACAAAGGTTACAACGAAAGTCACAAAACATAAACACTAATCACAAATACATAAATAAAGGAGATAATATATCATGGCTAATGGAGATACATCCCCCTCTCGTGTAGGACAAGTTAATAGTGCTGGTGATGTAGATGCTTTGTTTCTTAAAAAGTTCAGCGGAGAAATCTTGCAGACCTTTGAAGAGTCAAACATTTTCAAACCCCTTCACACTGTTCGCACAATCGAAAACGGTAAATCAGCTCAGTTCCCTGTTACAGGAATAGCTTCTGCTGACTATCACACACCAGGCGAAAACATCGCTGACGCAGATAATTCTTACCTAAGTGACATCAAGAAAGCTGAACAAATCATCACTATCGATAAGATGCTTTTGGCTTCTACTTTCTTGTCTAACATTGATGATGTAAAGAACCACTACGACATTCGTTCAGTTTACGCTAACGAGTTAGGTAAGGCTCTTGCACTTCGCTTCGACACTGCTATTGCTAAAGTATTCATCGCTGCTGCTCGTAGTTCTGCTGTCATTACTGGCGGTAAAACTGGTGGACAACTTGATGTTGCTAACAATGACTTCAGTGCTGGTGATGTTGCAGGTACTCCTGCTGCTGTTACAGGTTCTGAGTTAATCACTGCTTTGTTTTCAGCTGCTCAAAAGCTTGACGAGAATGACATTCCTAGTGACGGACGCTTTGCTGTTCTTCGTCCTAGTGAATACTACAAACTTATTACAGGAGGTAGCGGTGCAGTTGCTATCAATACTTCTGCTGCTAATAAAGATGTAGGAGGTTCAGGATCGCTTGCTTCTGGTAGTATCGCACAAGTTGCTGGTATTCAAATCTATAAGTCAACTCACATTCCATCAACTGACTTGTCAGCTGTTTCTACTGGAGACGGTGCTTCTAGCAATGACTTGTTTGGTGCTAGTGGAGTAGGATACAATGGTGACTTCCGTAATAGCTTAGGTGTCGTAGGACATTCTGCTGCTGTTGGAACGGTTAAGTTACTTGATCTTGCTACTGAGTCTGAATATCAGATTGAGCGTCAAGGTACATTGTTCGTTGCTAAGTATGCTATGGGTCACGGAATCCTCCGTCCTGAGTGTGCTATCGAATTAGTATCTTAATAGGATTCTCTCTTCGGTGTTGGGTGGTCTGTGATTCGTTCCGCACCCTCCACCGATATTTTTATTTATTAAGCTATGGCACTGACAACTAAACTAGAAGCGGTAAACATAATGATCTCTGTAATAGGAGAATCACCTGTTAATACTTTAAGTGGAACAAGTGTTCCTGTAACAGTTACACAAGCAGTCCATGCTTTAGAAGAAACAAGTAAGGCTATCCAATCGGAAGGATGGCATTTCAATACTGAGTATGATTATCCATTAGTACCAGATGCTAATACAAGTAAGATTACTCTTCCGAATAATACATTAAAGGTAGACTTAGACCCTGAGTTAAACACAGATACTGATCCTGTACAAAGAGGTACTACACTGTACGACAGGAAGAATCACAGGGATACTTGGACTAAGGACTTAAAAGCTATAATTACTTTTGAGTTGGAATTTGAAGAACTACCTGAACAATTTAGACATTACATATCTGTTAAAGCTGCTAGAATATTTGCTGCTAGGTTCTTAGGTAGTAGAGAGATAGAAGGCTTTGCATTGAGAGATGAGATAGAAGCAAAAGCTAGGGCTATTGAAAGTGATACTGAGAATGCAGACAGGACTATCTTCGATCACTATAGCGTATTACGAGTACTTGATCGTTAGAGATGCCACTGCTTCACACCAGTATTCCTAACCTTGCACAAGGTGTATCACAACAGCCTGACAATTTAAGATACCCTGGACAGTGTGATGAGCAGATAAATGCTTGGTCCACTGTAGTAGAGGGATTAGTAAAAAGACCTAATACAAGATGGGTTAGTGAATTTAACAACAGTGCCGTAACAGACATAAATAAAAGCACTCCTTCAAGTACAGGTGATCCTAGTTCTTTATTCTCACATTTTGTTAAAAGAGATAAAGACAATAAATATTGTGTACAGGTATCGTTGGGTGGAGGCATTCCTACAGTAGGTGTTGTTGATCTTGATAGCGGTAGTAATATAGCAGTAACTACAACATCTATAGCACAGAGTTATCTTAATGGTATCACTAATCCAGTAGAAGACCTAAGAGCTTTAACAGTAGTTGACTATACATTTCTTGTTAATAAGAAGAAGACAGTAAATAAATTAAATTTAATAAGTGAAGGCTATCCTAAAAAGAAAGCTTTGATATTTGTTAAACTTGGAGATTATGAAAAGACCTACACTGTTAAGATTAATGGTGATATAGTTCAAGGCACAGGACATGGCTCTGGAGGTGATTATACAAACTCACACCACGAACCTTCTCAGATAACAGATTTACAAGCAGCTACTTACTTCAGTGGTCCATCTACCAGCGGTAAACACGCTGACACAGAATATATAGCTAAAGACTTAGCTTATGTGTTAGAGCGTACTTACGGTGCTTCTAGTGCAGGGGAAACAGGAGTCACAGGATTGACATTAAATACAGCAGGTTCTGGTATGCAAGACATGATTTTTAATGTCAGTTCTACAAGTGAGTTCTTTTTAGAAAAAGTAAAAGATTATGGTCATAGTGAGAAATTATTTTTTACTGTAAATCAAGGATCAAATAGCAGTGCTAGAGGTTATGTTGAATTAGTAGGTGGGTCTGCAACTGAATTAGTAATCACTAACAGAGGACAAGGATACAACACAGGAGGAGCAACTCCTACACTTTCTTTCCAACCTAAATACTTTGTCCATGCTGATAAAACATGGCACGACAACGCACTTTACACTGCTGCTACATATCCAACAGCTACTGTTACACTTGG